GGGCCAACACCGCTCCGTCACCAGAATCAAAACACATCCAAACCAGGAACAATCCTGTTGTCTTCCTGTGCTTCCGACTCTGATGCCACACTCAACCCATCACCCTCGGAACCAATCCCATTCCCCTCCTCACGGAGGTTCTTTGCTTGATAATCACTATCAGCAAACGGAACCGGTTCCCACGGCTGGATCTCATCGTCTGGCGCTATCCGTCCAGGATGAAGTTCACTATCAGGGATCTCTTGAACCCCATAACAAACCTTCATTATCTTAGCCACTCCCGAAGTTACCACGAAACTCCCAACATGCATTGATTTAATACCACACACTATGGCCTCAATCTCTGCGTTGGACAGATCATACCTCTTCCGGAGGGTGTCTGGACAAATAGTGACGTCACGGTAATTGATGTCATCACGCACTTGGTATCTACTGGAATCCTTCGAGCCCTCAACAACGACTACGTCGTTGCTGGTCTCAGTAGTAAACCTGTGCCTCAAAGCAGCCAAAATGGGACACTCTGCTTCGTTCTTCCATCCCCTGACCACACCACCACAATATGCGTCCATCTGTTGTTGGGGGGACATTGCACCAAACACCGCTATACTAGCAGGTGAGTTTCCCATTCCCAACTTGATATGCGTCATGGAACCATCCACACGCCCCCACTTTCGCATCAAACAGCCAATATCAATCCGGGGTATCCACACCCCTCCCTCTCGACGTCGACTGCAACAGACTTCAGGACGCTCAACCACCCGGGCCGGATGCATATGCAAGAAAGTCACTTTCTCAAAAATGATCTCCCCACCTTCTGCACAATCCTCGACTGTCACCATGTGGCCAACCTCCGCCGCACCGCGACGAATGCACTCCTCAACAGTCAATTCCGGACCACATGGTGGCCGCCCACATACTAATTGCCCCATCCAGAACAAAGTGCCCATCAATATCAGGTACGAACCAACGTGATTCAACAAAGTTGTCAGTGTGCTCCCCGACCCTTCAAAAGGACCGTTAAACTGCACCTTAACTTTCTCATCACGATTCTCGGGATTGACAATCTCAATCGGCTTCATACACTGTTCCACCAACCCCAACGCCCGATCCCGATTAACTTGGTTCAATATCATGAAAGTTGTTAAAAAAGACGGCAAATCCTGCGACGAATCGTTAGACGACACATCAACATTCTTGGCGAACACTTCACGACCACTGGCGGTCTGCACGCACCCAGCAATCACCATATCATCACTGTATACACCAGCGACGACAAGGTTTTCGCAACACATCGCATCCGCCATGTCGTTAAATAACTTCTCCAAATCACCATCTTTCCGCTTACCAAAAACCATCACAACCATGGTAACACCCTCATGACATTCCACATGAATACCATCGATCAACACCTTAGCAAACTCAACCAACTCCGGAGCATACATACATCCACGACCCATCTGCTGGTACAAACGAGGCGCCTTACCAAACTTTGACAGTTCATTCTTCACAGCAGCCTTCATTCGATCCAGCAACACGTTCTCTGGGTCGTGTAATCGTATTCCCCGGCAGTAAGCTTGCCGCAATTTCATCTTCAAATGAGGAAGATTTGCAATCTCTTGCCTAGTGAACGCACTGTGCCACACATCAAGGAAATTCCTCATAATCGTGTAATACAGCCACTTCGTTCCACTGGCTAACCGATCTATCACCTCCCGCACTTTGTACCTACTACAAGAACTAGCCAACTTATGAGCCTTTGCAGCAATGAACATACTGCAATCCCGATCACGTGGACCAGAATACGCATCCGGATGGCTTGGCTTCATACGAGGATCATTTCTGGTCATCGCCTGCCACGCCTTCTCCAGACGGTCCCTATCATCTCCACCCCAACCCCTAGCATCGTCTCTATATTGCTCTGTCACAACACGACTAGCAAAATCAAAAGACACTTCAGGTTGAATGTGGATTGACGGAATACGCGCTACTTGCATAATGTTCTTACCCAAACTCTTAGCTGCTCCACGGTACAAAAGCTCATTCTCCAACGACTCCTTAGCTCCCAACACTCGCTTTAGACCATGATTCACCCCACCTGCGTCATTGGCATGAAAAAACCCCGGAGGCTGGTTTAACCCATTAAACCCACACACCCAGGTACTGTACTGTTCCTTCAACTGGCCACAACCAGCTTTGAACACGACACGCTTCTCCTCATCAAGATACTCGTGCCCCTCCAATACAGTAAAATCATCCCTGACAGGATAAGTCGGCGCACTTGGATTGCGTCTGTGTTCTAGATGCATGAACTGATATGTCTGTATGGAACAATTCGTCAACAAATGGTCCATACCAGCATCCTCACCTATACCCACAGCGCCTCCATATTTTGTCAATTTCGACCTAGCTGCTTTATTGTGGTGCAACACATAAGCTAAATCCAACTGACACTTCCTATGTGCCACCGTCGACGCTATCAACCACGTCGGAATCTCCAGATCAGACACCCTATCCACGCTACACTCCGTGGCCTTATTATGCAGGGTATCCAAATCCGAGTTTGGCAACTTCTGCATCCGCCTGAACAAAGGCAACAATACTACATGCCTAGCACGTGGACATACAACAATTCTCGTCATGTCCACATTACCATTCTCATCTAAGTGATGGCGCTTATACCCCTCCACATCAACCACAGTCACCAAAGGACAAATAGGTTGAGACCTGTTCTCCGTCTTACAATCAACCCACCTGCCCTTCGAATCTGTAACCTGCACGACCTTGACAAAACCATAGCCCACTTCCTTACACACGCTCTGGTAATTCTTGATCGTTGCAAATTCACCTGGTATAGAAGAATACGTTTCGCCATTGAAGTAAAACGGCCTACTCTTCCGCGCGGCAAACAATGCAATTAGATTAGCACCATTAGGATACTCACTCCATGGTATTTGTTTCACAACAACACGGCGCATGGAGTGTTTTTCCTTCTTCTCCTTCACTTCACTAACCACAATGTTCTGCCGAGCTTCCGGCGTAGCGGCATGTGGTGGCCGATCAACCATCATATTAACGACGGGTTGACCGCTCCGATTCTGTTCAGCATCCATTGGGTTGCCTGCCGCTGTACTCCTAGCCTGTAAGCCCAAACGCTTATTCAACTCGATGCGATCCTTCGCACTCCGAATCTGGCCTTTTGGACTCCCTGACCCACTTTTCGACGAGGTACAATCCTTCAACTGCGCTAGCGCGTTGTCTATCTTTCCTGGACACGCTAGATCATCGCCCTCAGTCATTTCTCCGTGGCTAGATCGCAGTTGTGATTCCCGCGGTGAATCACCGAGGGCCTCAACCAATTGTTCTATGTCATACTTCATAAAGTGGAAAAATGTCTCCCCCACCTGAGCACGACACACCTTCAGGGCGCAATTTCGATATATGAACAAGTCATATAGCAATTCAGTGTACGACAGTGTCGAACACAACTCCTCTGCCACACACAACTTAACAAGAAACAAACTATCCAACAATCCCTGCACTGTCGCGGGCTGATTCAACACATCAGTTACAGCACCACACAACAACGCAAAGTTCATCAGCTCGTCATCCCTCACCAAGATGCGCCCCACACTCACCTCCAAACCGCAATGGTTCATGGCCACTTCCAACTCACTGTCCACCATCTCACAAACTGCAAGGTGGTCGACAACATCATCACTGTTAGTTGCCTCTCCGTGACTACCATTTAAAGCCGACCTCATCACAAAAGCCGTCTGACGCACTAAAAATGGTGGTGAAATGTCACGAATCCATCGCATGGCTTGGTTCGCTACTGTTAGGAATATCACCAACAGTGCAAACACCAAAAAACAATAACAGTCTCTATTTCCCCGATACACCAACTGTTCACTGTTCTCTGATTGACTCTCCGCATGACCTAACGCTACTTGAAAAATCAAAAATAAAAAGCTACATCTACTAATACCTTGGCTTAGGTTTACGCTACTAAATCTGTCCCCCGTGGAATAGGACCTTTGACCTCCGAATGAATCTGTATCGCGTCGATTCATCGTTTTGCCTCGCGGCTTCGGGTAATGACAATGAGAAAAGTGTGTGATTAGAATACACCTATAGAATCTAACTATTATACAAATTATTAACAATTGCTATACATAATTCGGTCCACCTTTCCATTAGGCTACGCTGACCTGGCCTAGTGCCACTACAGGATATTTACAAGATCAAGAGCCCTTGGGGGTTAATGCAGCTCGCAAAACTCTCGACTGGACTTCTATAGGGCCCGCCGCCCGCAAAGCCACTACTAGCGAAGGCACATCTGTCGTTCCAACGGCCCCATGGTGTCTTTCAACAATACTCCCAACCAAGGTTGCTGCCTTGTATAGCCGGGGTATCAGCACGTGTCCTGGTTTTGAATTGACAGGCACCCGATACTACCACCTCACCGCCAACAGAATACGCTAGCGATGTCCTACCCCGGGTGCCACTTCGTGACACCACAAACAAACAAAATAACTAAATCTAAGCCAAATATAAATAAAATAAAACAAACCAAAATAAAATAATTTTTCTAATATATGTAGTGAAAATGAATGCGTTGAAATGATGACATCAGCCTGACGAGTGAATGACTAATGCCCGAGAGTGCACCTATTATACATAGGCTGGTGCTGCCTTGCCACACGTATCTGGATGACTGCTTTTCACAGCTACACATCATGTTCACCACTGATGCCAGACGCTCGTCCACAAAGGATAGAAGGATCACCACTCCGTGCCAACACTCAAGTTATTGCCAAGGTTTGTTATAACGATTTCACACGTTGCAGAACCTGGTAAACTTAATGAGGCAATAGGAATGGAAATTATTGGAGTGATGGACGAACACAGCACCGTCAATGTATACGAAGCGTAAGTTACTCCAGCCAATGACCCTTGCGGGCTAGTGGCAACAGCGGCCGTATTTCCCAGCAATAAATTCTGGAAAGCACAGCCACTAAGAGTAGGAGTCGTCGGAAAAACTATTGTAGTTGACGCACCAACCCACTGAATAGTTACCATCAACGAATCACCAACACTCACACTCATCGGGGAAATTGTTGTCGCCGTCACCGTAGTTGAGCTCAATGAACCACTAGACCGAATGAAAGTGGATGTTGTACCCAAAGGACTAGTGTTAGACACAGCACTTCGGTACACATGACAACTTCCAATATCGTCCACGTTCAAAATAGGTCTATCCAACTCAACATCATACGCAACCCACAACTCCCCCAACACTGAATTAGTCGGCACACCAGCACCAGGAGCAATTGCAAATTGAAACAACCCAAGGTCGGTAGTAGTCAACGGTAAAGTCGACGTTCCGCTCCTGATATAATAACAATTTTGAGCATTTGCTCCCTGCGCACACTCAACACCATACATCAAGTTCTTATCTAATCTCGTGGAGACCGCCATAGACGAATTCTCCATCGCAAACTTCGATGTAAAAGCTGGTGCTGAGGAATTATACTCCATAGCGGCAATAGCGGCACCCAAAGCACTAGTGCTCAAAAAAGGGCTGGCTGTCGAGATAAACTCGAAAACTAACCCCTTAAAGCAATACTCTTCATAATTGGACGCCAACTGTGACAAATACGGGAACACGGATCGCAATCCGGCATTGATAGGATACGTATAGTTGGTGAACGCACCAGCTACAGCCCCGGACAATATATCGCCTAAAAACTCGCGATGTTTCACACGAATCTTCAACGATGATTGCCCGAACTGAGATGAAGCACTCAACCCCGCTCCTTTAATCAATGAATTTGTCGCAACGCTATTGGATTCATAATCCCCCGACCCGATAAGCCGTGAAATCCTCCTACCAATATCTCCTCCTGCACTTCCAGCTCCAAGGCGTGACCCTACTATCTCCCCCGACGACACAAGCGCTTGCTTGATCATTGGTTTCAATGAAGCCTTCAAATCTCTCATCATTGGCTTCATATCATACAGGCCACTACCCCGAATCTGCGCCGGTTTATTTTTCCTGGATTTCCGGGATCCAGACTTTTTGGTTTTAGCGAGTCATATATTTCAACGCAGGAACAACTCAATCCTCTGCATCTACTCCTGGTAGTCTCTACTGACTAATAGTCCTCATCACCCAGGTAGTGATTCTGAAATTTGCCCGCTAAGGCATGGTACCCAGAACGCTCATCGCACCCGCCACGGGAAGAATATAATCGCAATGTCAGACTCCCCGCCTCTCATGTGCCCTCTCGTAACACCAAGAAGATCGCCACAATTGGGACTTACTGCGTCCCCAACAGACCGTTGTCACATCATCACATGAAGCCGGTTTTTGCTCCACATGGTATCGGCTATTACGGCCAGCCGCGCCGCACTCCCACCATTAAGACAGAATGACTCCTCTACCACCTTACTCCTTTCTCTCTCAATCCAGGTACAAGATGGTGCGTTAGCCTACCCACTCCACTGCCAAACCCCTCGGTTATACTGACACCACAGCAGATCGATACGGGTCACCTCAACAGGGCCTCCCGCTGTGAGAAGATAGACACAAACCAGCTTCACAGCCAGCCGGCCTACCTCCAAAAAA